TTTTCCACCATTTGATGATTCTGCATTACCAGTAGAAGATCAACACGCAACAATGTTAAGTGATGATAACAATACTTTACTTGAAAGAAGTTTTGATATGTTACAAGTAACTTCTCCATATCAAGCTGAAGAAATTTGCGAGAACATATTAAAGAGATCAAGAAACAATTTAAAAGCAGAAGTAACAGTAACTTCAGAAGCACTTAATTTATCTATTGGAGATATAGTTACAGCTACTTACGATACAGCAGGATTTAGTGCCAAACCATTTAGAGTAATGTCTTTAGCTATTAATTCAGATTCAACAGTAACTCTTGGCTTAGAAGAACATCAAGATAATTTTTACACTTGGGAAGAAAAAGGCGAAGCACCTACAATAGCTGATACAATACTTCCTAATCCATTTTCTGTTACAGCACCAGTATCAGTTACTTTAGATGACCAATTAATAGAATACTCAGACGGAGTTGTTATTACTGCTTTAGATGTAACGATTGGTGCATCACTAGATAACTTTGTAGATTACTACCAAGTAGAATACAAATTAAGTACAGATACAGATTATCTTATATCTGGTCAGGTTACAGGATTGTTTCATAGAATATTAAACGTAGTAGATGGATTAATTTACAATGTAAGAGTAAAAGCATTTAATACATTAGGAGTTAGTTCTACATATACTTCAGCTACAAGAACTATCATTGGTGGAATAGCACCACCTTCTGATGTAACAGATTTTTCATGTAACATTATTGGTGGAGATGCACATTTATCTTGGCAACAAATTACAGACTTAGATTTAGCTTATTATCAAATAAGATATTCAACACAAACAAGTGGTGCTTCTTGGGCTAACTCAGTTTCTTTAGTTGAAAAAGTTGCAAGACCAGCTACTTCAGTTACAGTTCCAGCAAGAGTAGGTTCATATCTTATAAAAGCAGTAGATAAAAATGGTAACTTTTCTTCTAATGAAACAATCATTGAAACAAATGTATTAGCAATAGGAAACTACAATGCTGTTGCAACACAAACTGAATCTCCAACATTTTCAGGAACTAAATTTCAAACTATTGTATCTGATGGTACATTAAGATTAGATTCATCAGAACTATTTGATAGTGCAATAGGAAACTTTGATTCAGGAACTTCATTCTTTGATTCTGGTGTAACTGCTTATGATTTATATTCTGAAGGAACTTATTTATTCTCAACTCCAATAGATATAGGTGCAGTTTATACTTCAAGAGTAACTGCTTCTATTACACAAACATCAGATAACTTAGATGACTTGTTTGATGCAAGAACTGGAGATTTTGATGACGCACAATCTAACTTTGATGGCGATACTCCTGCTAATTGTAATGCACATATTGAGATTGCTTTATCTAATGACAATATAACTTATACTACATTTAGAAACTTTGTTGTCGGCGATTATACAGCTAGATATTATAAATTTAGAGTAACATTAAGATCATTTGATTTAGCTTCCACTCCAGTTATTAGTGCTTTGTCAGTAAGTATAGATATGCCAGATAGAATATTTAGTGGAAATGATATTGTTTCAGGAACAGGAACTTATAATGTTGTATTTACTTTACCTTTTTATTCAAATTCTTATGCAGTTGGAATAACAGCACAAGGATTAAACACAGGAGATTTCTTTACAATTTCAAATAAAACTGTTAATGGTTTTGATGTTGCATTTAAAAATAGTGGCAATTCAGGAGTTACTAAAACTTTTGATTATTTAGCTAAAGGATATTAGATAGAATATGGCACAACACGATTATAATATAGCAAATCAGGGTTTCCCTGCATTTAGAACAGATTTAAACAACGCACTATCAGCAATTCAAACAACTAATTCAGGAACATCAAGACCAACAGGTGCAGTAGCTGGTCAGCTTTGGTTAGATACAACTTCTCCAACTACACCTACATTAAAATATTATGATGGTGCTGATGATATATCTTTAGCAACTATTGACCATTCAGCTAACACAGTAAATTGGTTAGACTCAACTGTATCAATTACTGGACTATCAACTACTGCAACAGGAACAGTTTTAACACTTTCAGATTCAGCAAATACAACAACAGTAAATTTAATTATAGATAATCAAAAAGAAATTCGTTTTAGAGAAACAACAGCTAATGGAACAAACTATGTAGCATTAAAAGCACCAGCTAGTGTTAGTGCTGATTTAACATTTACATTACCTTCTGCTGATGGAACTAATGGACAAGTATTAAGCACAAATGGTTCTGGGGTATTATCTTTTATAACTCCTTCTTCTGGTATTGCTTGGCAATCTTCAGTTAAGACTTCTGGTTTTACTGCTGTTGCTGGAGAAGGATATTTTTGCAACACAACTTCGGCAGGATTTACAGTAACATTACCTGCGACACCAACTGCTGGACAACAAGTAGCAGTAGTAGATTACGCAGGAACTTTTGATACAAATGCACTTACCATTTCTCCTAATGGAAATAAAATAGAAGGTGGATTATCTAACTTACAATTAAAGGGTGAAAGAGAAGGTGTATTATTAGTTTATATAGATTCAACACAAGGTTGGTTAGCAACATCAGGAATTAATGAAGGAACAGATGCTTTAGAACCATTAACTTATTCAGCAGATATATTAGTAGTAGCTGGTGGTGGAGGTGGTGGAGGAAGATATTATTCTGGAGGAGGTGGTGCTGGTGGATATAGAACATCAACTCAATTATTATCACTTGGTCAAGTTTATACAGTAACAGTTGGTGGTGGTGGTGCTGGAGGTGGTACAGCTACACAAGGAACATCTGGTTCAAATTCATCAATTTCAGGTTCAGGAATTACAACAATAACTTCTGCTGGTGGAGGTGGTGCTGGTGGTGGAAATACTGGAAGTTCTAAAGATGGTATAGCTGGTGGTTCTGGTGGAGGTGCTTCTGGTTATGATGATGCTGGCACAGCAGGTGGTGCAGGAAATACTCCAAGCACATCTCCTTCACAAGGAAATAATGGTGGTGGAAATACTGGAGGTAATCAATATGGTGGAGGAGGTGGTGGGGGTGCTGGTGCGGTTGGAGGAACATCAGCAAATAATAACGGTGCTAATGGTGGTAATGGTTCAGCATCTTCAATTACAGGTTCTTCAGTAACTTATGCAGGTGGAGGAGGAGGAGGAAGTAATGGAACTCCTGGAAGTGGTGGAAGTGGTGGTGGAGGAAATGGTGCAAGTGCTTCTTCTGCTGGTAGTGCAGGAACAACAAATTTAGGTGGAGGGGGTGGAGGAATTGATGGTAACCCACCAAGAAATGATACAAATGGTTATAGTGGAGGTTCAGGAGTTGTTATATTAAGTGTACCAACCGCTAGTTATTCTTCTACTACAACAGGTTCACCAACAGTTACAACATCAGGAAGTAATACAATTATTAAATTTACAGGAGATGGCACTTATACTGCTTAGATAATTATGGCACACTTTGCAAAAATAGGATTAAACAATAAAGTAATAGCAATTCACTCTGTTAATAATGAAGTATTAAAAGATTCAAATGGAGTTGAGCAAGAAAATATAGGTGTAGATTTTTTAACTAAATTACATGGTTGGTCTATTTGGGTACAAACATCTTATAATAAAACTTTTAGAAAAAACTTTGCAGGAATAGGTTATACTTATGATGAAACAAGAGATGCTTTCATTCCACCAAAACCATTTAATTCTTGGATATTAAACGAAGTTACTTGCATTTGGGAATCACCAATACCTAAACCTAGTAGAGATGGCTTAGAACTAAATCAATATTGGGATTGGAACGAAGATACTCAGTCTTGGGATTTGACAACTATATAAACATTTAGTAGATACCTTCAGTAATGAAGGCATATTATTTTTTGTGTAGCTTACCTAGAGCTGGAAACACACTATTAGGTTCAATATTAAATCAATCCAAAGATATTAGATTAACAGCTAATTCAATATTACCTGAGATAATTTATCAATTACATTTAATTAAAAAAGATCAATTATTTACAAATTTCCCAGACCATAAATCTTACGACAATGTTGTTAATAATGTATTTAATAACTATTACCAAGAATGGAATGTAAATAATATTATTACTAGAGGAACATGGGGAACTCCTGCAAATTTACAATTACTAAAATCAATAATTAAAAAACCTAAATTTATTATTGTTTACAGACCAGTATTAGAATGTCTTGCATCATTTATAAAAATTGAAAAACCAATAGATGTTGAATTAAGATGTAATCAACTTTTACAAAAAGAAGATATTATTGGCAAATCATTATGGAGTATAAAAAACATTATTGAAAACAAAGAAGATCATATTGTTATTAATTATAACGATTTAGTAAATAACACTAACGAAACAATTAAAAAAATATTTAACTACCTAGAAGTTGAATTTGAAAATATAGATATTAACAATCTAAAACAATTTTCTACAAACAACATATCTTATGATGATAATGTATTGCCATTTGATTTGCATACTATAAGAACAAACAAAATAGAGTTTAATAAATATAATATTAAAGACTATTTACCACCTAACATTATAAAACAATACTCTAACTTAGATATATGAAAATTTTAATATTTGGATTACCAAATTCTGGCAAAACTACATTTGCTAAAAAATTAGTAGAGGGTAAAAAAATACCACACTTTAACGCAGACGAAATTAGAAAATTATTTGAAGATTGGGATTTTACAGATTCTGGTAGAAGGAGACAAGCCAATCGTATGATGACAATGTGCGATCTTGCAGTTAATCATGTTGTTGTAGATTTTGTTTGTCCATTTGAATCTTATAGATCATTCTATGATATGAAGATTTGGATTAATACTATTGATAAAGGAAGATTTGAAGATACTAATAAAATATTTGAGAAACCTAAAAAAGTGGATTTTGAAATAAAAGATTTTAACTACGACAACATAATAAAGGAGATACATGATAGATTACAATAAGCCAACAGCACAGATGCTTGGAAGATGGCAACCATTTCACGATGGACATTTAGCTTTATTTAAAGAGATCTTAAAAAAGACTGGTCAAGTTATTATTATGGTTAGAGACACACCCAGAGATGAAAGCAATCCTTTTGATTTTAATGATGTCAAACAAAGAATTGAAAAGGCATTAATTGAGTATAAAGATAAATTTGAAGTTATAAGAGTTCCTAACATTACCAATATTTGTTATGGTAGAGGAGTTGGTTATAAGATTGAAGAAATTGTTTTACCAAAAGAAATACAAGAAATATCAGCAACTAAAATAAGACAAAATTTAAAATGATTGAATCTAATATTAATGGAATATTTCCAACACCAATTTATACATCTAAATTAAATAGAGAACTTACAAAAAAAGAATTATCATTTATTGATAAAACTAAATCTGACTGCAATTCAAATGAAGGAAACATAACTTCAAATGATAGCTACATACTTAATAATAAAATATTTAAAGATTTAAAAGAAGAATTAGATTTAAGAATAAAAGATTATTTTGATAAGATAATTTGTCCAGCTAACGATATAGCACCTTACATTACTCAGTCTTGGTTAAATTATACTGAAACAAATCAATACCATCATAAACACGAACACCCAAATTCATTAATATCAGGAGTATTCTATATTAATTGTAATGAAGAATTTGATAAGATTAAGTTTTTTAAAAAGTTTAATTATCAAACAATAAAACCAGAAGTTAAAGATTGGAATATTTGGAACTCAGAATCTTGGTGGTTTTCAGTTAAGAGTGGAGATATAATATTATTTCCATCATCATTAACTCACATGGTAGAAACTAAGCAAGGAGATAATACTAGAATTAGTCTTGCTTTTAATGTATTTATTAAAGGAACTATTGGAAACAACAAACAATTAACAGAATTAATATTATGATTTATTTTATACTAGGATTAGTGCTTGGCTTATACGCAGAATGGAAGTGGGAGATAGCTAAGTACATTATTGAATCAGTTAAAGAACACCTAAACTTGAAATAATCAAGTTAATCACCATATCCGTTAAAACAAACGGAGATAACAATGCTAAACTATTCAGACATAAAAGCTTATTGGTCTAAATTCTATGCAGATGCTTTTGAAGATGTAAAAACATTTTGGAAAGACTATGCTAAGAACGTAGAACAGTTCTATAAAAAATAACTTTATTAAAACACAATAGTTTGATAAACACACTGCATAATATTAATTGCATTTACAAACTTTGGATTGGTGGGTGTGTCTTGCTAAAGTCTTGCAAATGCTTAAACGACAATGGCAA